AAGATGTTCCGCTTATTTCGAATACTACTGAACCGTTTGTAAATCCACTACCTCCGCCTGTACTAACCGAGCTTGCAGGACTTGTGTAATCTCTACCTGTTGAACCGCCACCACCGCCACCTGTAGACCCTCCTCTTGCAGCGTTACCAATTGCAGCACCAGCAGCTTTTAAAGCAACCCCCACCGCTATAGCCGCTATTCCTGCCGCAATAGCAGCGGGGCCTCCTGCCGCTATAGCTAAATCTAATTTACCTTTTAAAACCGCTAGAGTACCGTATTTTATAAGCAACCCTCCCATATCAGACAAGAAACTTCCGAAACTAGCTAGTAAAGAATTACCAACTGCATTTAATACATTTCCACCTGTTGAAAGAGCGTTACCTATTGCGTCTCCTAATCCGTTAAAAGTATTCGTTAAAGAACCTTGTATAAGTTGTGAAGCTTCAGCATCGAAATCAACTAGCAATTGTAATAACTCATCTGTTTGAACTGCTACATTTTGAATAATACCAAATGTCAATGCCTCATTTACCGCATTGTCAAAAGGCTTTAATTGGTCTGCTGTAATTGGTTGTAATTCAGAACGAAACTTAATAATAGGTTCGTTAGTGTTGCCTTGTTTTTTATCTTTTTTAGCTGCTTTTGGTGTCTCTTTGTCTAATAAAATAGAAGCATCTGTAGCTTTGTTTACTTCATTTGTGTAAATGCCCATTATTCGAGCATTTTCCTTATTAGCGTTTATTAAATCATTTATTAGGTTTTTTTGCGTATTAATAGCTCCAATAACCCCACTAACTCCAGCACCTTGAGCAGAAGCACCTCCAAATTGAGCAGCAGCAGTATTGTTTTTAGCCCTAGCTAATTCTTTTTCTAAGTCAATAAGTTTTTTTCTAGCTTCCGCAGCTTTCAAATCATTTTTAAGTGATTGTTCAGCTATTTCAGCTATTTTATTTGCAAACGCTTGTGCTTTTGCTTTTGCTATTATTGCTTGTGTTAAATCTTTTGTTGCACTAGAAACATCACCATTTAATATTTTTTCTTTAGATAAATTGCCAAAATAAGCAGGATATTCTTTTTGCAATTTTGTAACAGCTAACAATCGTTTCTCCATTGAAGTGTTTACATTTTGTGCAACACTTACCAATGCTTTATATCCTGTTATTTCTTCACTTGAATTTTTAGCAGCTTCGGCAGCTACATCCTTCATGGCTTGACCTACTTTGTCAAACTTCCCAGTCAACTTATCAAATACATCGCCAACGGTTAGCCCTGATTGACTCATATAAGTAAGTCCGGTAGTTACTAAAGAAATAGCTAGTAAAACACCACCACCACCAAGCAAAGAACTTCCTACTGCTTTTAAAGCGTTTGTTGCTCCTCCTGCTGACCTTGATAAATTAGCAAATGATTCAGCCGTAGCGGTTAAGTTGTTTCCAATACCCATAATTCCGAATGGAGCATCTTGTGCGATACGTGAAAATTGAGTAAGCGTATTGCTTCCGTTTGCTGTGGCTTTATTGAAAGTATTGGCCGCAACTGAAGTGGTATTTAAAGAAGATTTTAAACCGTCAAGTTTAGATTTAGTACTCGAAATACTTTTATCTAAATTAGCAGTGTCAATTCCTAGCTTAACGTTAGTTTGCTTTTGGCTTTCTAATCTTTTAAGTTCTTTTTCAACCTTTAAAATCTCTTTATCTAGGTCTTTAGAGTCTCCTCCGATAATTACCTCTAACTCTGCCATTTTATTTGATTTAAGTAATTTTTATACTCATCTAAAAATCTTTGTTTCATTTCATCAGTAACGCCACTAGATTGTTTTTTGTTTCCATTCAAAGGTAAGAATTTTTCAAGCGACTTTGGTAATTTTTTATAATCTTGATACGGAGCAACTAAAGCGTGATACGCCATAAATCTAATTTTTTCCCATTCCTTTTTTTGAACTGAATTATAAGCAAAAAAGCGAATTTGGAACTCAGCGTAGGTCATATCATATACGTCCTGTAACTTCTGAATCCCTAATTCGCCAATTGCAAAGCAAATCACATCTTTTACAATATCTATTTTTTCACTTTTTTTTTATCGGTTGTTTGTTCTTGTTGTGGAACGTGCTTAGTCATTGAGTCGTTAAAAGCTAATAAAAAAGACTCCCAAAACTTACCAGTTGCACCACCTAATTCATCAATCTTGTCGTAAAAGAAATCAATATTATAATAACTTTCAGAATCTTTACCATCTCTATAAATTGCATAATTAGCCGAGTGCATCATCATTTTAGGAACAATAAATAAAGGGTTTTTAATCATTTGTTCGCCCAATTGTCCCAAGTCCATTCCTGTTTTTTCGCTTAAATCAGCTAAAAAACCCAAACCAAAATGAAAATCTATACCTTCAATAGTTACTCTATTTTGTATCATATACTATGTGTGTGGGTTAGTTTCTGTGATGTCTCCTGAACCATCCAAAGTCAAAGAGAAAGTACTCAACTCATCACCTGCGCCTTGTGATAATTCTAAATCTGTGATGATTGCAGAACCGTAATAAATAGCAGATGTTACGCCTGTGTCTAATTTCCAATCTATAGCAGTTTTCAATTTTTGTTTTTCTAACAAATAATCGTGAGAAGCTTTTGTAGTCTCTCCTCCTACACTTGTAGTGTCAATATACTCGCCCTCTGCTGAAATAGAAAAAGCAAAAACGCCACCTTGTTTGATAACAAGCCCGGGATTACATTTTGTTTGTGATTCAATTACTGAAACTGTACTTGCTAAACTGTTAGATGTCAAACAAGCAACTGGACGGTAAATAATTCCATCCCAAATGCTCAAAATTCCTAATTCTCCTTTTACTGGTAATGCCATTGTTTTTTTAATTTAAAGTTAAGTCCAATCTTACGAATGAACGTGTAATTATTTCAAATTCCGTAATTGTTTCAAGTTGAGCTTCTGTATTCCAATTCTTAGTTAATACTTCAAATTGTGATACTGTAAAATCAGTATCTAAAAACTCGTTTACTTTTTCTTCAATGTCGTTTAGTAATACTCTTGAACCATTATTACCGTTTGACGTTGCTTTACAAAATATTTCAATTAATATCGAACAATCCCATCGATACTCGCATTTATTTGCTTTATTTCGCTCTTTGCTTTGGCTTGTGAGCAAAATATAATTATCAATGTTTTCATTCTGTGAAACCCTCATATCATAACACTTAATCGCTTTAGTGTTTACTACGATATTGTTTAGCATATCGAATAAAGCCTTACGAATGTGTTTATCAGGGTTCTTTGTTGTTGCCATTATTCAAAGATATTATTTTTTATTCAAAGTTTTTAATAAATTTTCTAAATCCTTAACATATCGCTTTTTAGTAGCTACCCAAGCAGGATAAAAAAAAGGTTGTGGATTTACTCCGACTCTTAAAATACTCAATAAAATAGGATATGCTGCTTTTTCGTCAATTCCTTTCTTTTTACACCAAAGTTTAATATTCTCTAAAGCTTGTTTAAAATTACCTTTACCACCGCTTTGAAATGATTTAGCCATATCTGAAAACTCAGCAGGAACTTGTACTTTTGTTCCTGTTCCAAACTCCATGAAACCAGCGTACTCTTTATTAACTGTGGTTTTCCATTTTAAAAACACAACTCTACTGTAATCAATTGACTGCTTCAATTTACCAAATGCTTCGGGTGCGCGTTTCGTTGCATCTCCTGCCATTTCAATTGCGTTGGCTTGCGTAATATCATCTATTTGCTTGTCGATGCCTTTTTTCTTGGCTCTCAATTCTGCCATTACTTTTGAAACGCCTACAATTTTCATCGCTTACCTGTTGCTAAAATAGTCACAAATCGAAACAATTCATCATCATACTCCCAAGAAGAAACGCCGAACTGTTGACCTTTATACTCGATTGAAATATTATCTAATTTCCCGTCAAATGCGCTATTATTTCTAATCTTGAATGTATAACTATTCTTTAAGTCGTTTGTGCCTTGATTGCCATCTTTAAATGCGCTGTTTTGCTTAACTTCTGCCCATACATTAGCCAATACTACATCCTGAGTCACAAAGCCACCAAATCCATCTGCAACGGCTGTAGCTTCTTTTAAAATAATCTTACGGCTGTATTGTCTAGCTATCATACAAATCTTTGGTTTAAAGCTATTGCTTCTTTTACGCTATCAGGAATAAGTGTAGTATTTACTTGTTTCTCGCTTTCATAATACCAAACTTTTATCATTTGCAAACACGCCTGAACTAATTCAAAAGGAATGTCTTTTGGCTCTGTAAATCCTACGTTTAACTCAACTGTTTTAACATCGGGATAAATGGTAAACATCGGCTGTTCATAAGCAAATGGTGCAGGGTCGGTCACAATAGAGTTAATTGGATAGTCGTAAACTTTTACTTGGCACGCTCCTTTATAAGTCTTATTACGTGGGTAAAAGATTAAGTTTGTTCTTTTTTCGATATAAGAACACGCACTGTTTATCATCGCTGTAATCTCGGCATCATCATCCGTAAGCGTTGTGTCTATCCTAAGATAGTTCTTTGCTCTTTCTAATGATATGACTGATAAGTAACTCATTACTCTTTCGTTTTAGTTTTCTTTTCTTGTTTTAATTCAGCAACTCCAACCCTTATAAGATAATTTCCTCGTTCGTTACTTACTTCAATAACTTCTCCAGTAATATTATCTAAATGATTTTTTAATAGTTTGATTTTCATTTCAGTAATTATTTTGTAATTTCAAAGATACAAAAAAAGCCATTCAAATTAACGAATGGCTTTTTAATTTATAATCTAATTAAAATTATGCTTGCGCTGTAGTTCCTTTAATGAAGTAAGTCGCTCCATAAACTGGTAAAGCAAAATTGCCCTCGATACGAACAGTTACTTTATTTT